CGATTCTAGCACTCATAATATCAATACGCAGCTATATAAACATGCACGAGAATGGCGCAAGTTAATAGATGCCAAAAGAAAAGAGATGGTAGAGCCATTTAGAGCAAAAACCGCTGAAATCAATGATAAAGCAAAAAGTCTTACAGATGAGCTTGATAAGGTTATTTGGATTACAAATACCAATACAAGCGCTTATCAGAAGCAATTAGAAGAAATACAGAGAAAAGAGGCTGAGAAAATCAAAGCAGCAGCTCTTTTATTTGATGTGAAAGAAGATATATATATCGAACCAGTTCCAACTGTAATTCGGGCTCAAGGGGCTATTTCAACGACTCGAACTGTACGGAAATTCCGAATAGTTGATCTTGCGAAAGTGCCATTGAAATATATCCAAATTCATGAAAGGGCAGTTGAAAATGACTTAAAATTGGGTATCAACTCAATTGAGGGTCTAGAAATCTATGAAGAGAAAATAACAACATTAAGAACACGTTAAATTAAAAAGGAAAAAATTATGGCAAATGGTATCCCTGATGATGATGTAGAAGAAACAAAAAAAATTAAGTCGTATTGGAAACCTTCTGAAATGCCAGAAGGCGAAACTCGTTTTCGCGTTGTACAAGAAGCTATTGCGGGCTGGATTGATTGGAAAGATAAGAAGCCTTATCGTTATCGCTTAGGTCAACAGCCATCTACTAGTTTCGATGAAGCAAGTCCAATGAAAAAGTTCTGGTGTCTCTATGTTTGGGATTATGTGCGAGAAGGTCTCTTTATATTAGAAATTCAGCAAGCAACGATCCAAAATGCATTAAGAACATTATCCAAAGATAGTGACTGGGGTGATCTAAAAAAATATGATATTAAAATCACGAAAACTGGTTTCAAAGAAAGTACAAAATACATAGTAAACCCTTTGGCACCAAAGCCACTCAATGACAAGATCAAAGACGCATTGATCAAATCCCCTGTTTGTCTTGAGGCATTATATGCAGGTGGCAATCCATGGGTCGATTTCCAATATGCGACTACTAATTCGGCTAATATCGAGAACGCAAGCCCATTGGAACAGCTTAAGTTGCGTCTATTAGATGCCGATGTCGGCATTGATTACGTGGATAGCTATATCGAGGACTTGGCTATTAATAAGAAGTGCACGGCTGAGCAGATAATCGAATCAGCGTTATTGCCCAACATGTTTGAGCGGTTCAAAAATGCCTATGTTAAGGCAATGCTGGCTCAACAAGCGGCGTAATTGTATTTGATAATAATAGCGGCTTCTGGGCAGTTAGTTGCTTAGTTAATTGCTTGGGTGCCGCTTTTCTTTTGCGTATTCTAATTCTCTTCGGGCGTTGTACTGTAAGTTGTTGATTATGAGGTACTTGTGATGTTTGCTTTGGTTCTGGTGCTCGAGTGCGTTCTATTATTATTGTTTTTTTCTCTTCCATTAATCTTCTAATTTCATTTTCCATATCCATAATTTTCTTTAATTCATTTTGAACATGGGATAATATGATATTTTGATTAGATATTAATGCCTTCATATTAATAGACTCGGTTATGTTTTGATTGCGAAATTCGACAAATAAATTCTTCAAGCTTTTCACGTAGATCAATAATAACCCCCAAAAAGCGACATTGCACAGAAAAAAAAGGTCCATATCAATAACATCCATATGTCATGCTACCTTCTGTTGTGCGGTTCCACTCTTCTGTTGAGCTATTAGATACACAGGAACAGATACAGCCGTTGGCATAGCCTTCTCCCAATTGAAAAAGAACTGGTGGGGTTGAGGTCCTTTGGCTTTTATCCCAGTTTTGGGATTACGTGCCATCTTGCGCATCTCTTCTTTTAGCCATAGAGTTCTATGGGACCAATCCAAGAAATTGATCTCGTATTTCTCTAGCATATAGCTTAAGAAGTCGGCCTCTTTTACCGTTAGGAATCCATCCGCCAAGCACTTTTTAATTAACCCTAGGTAATTATGATGAGTAAATTGATTACTAGCTTCGGAATAGTTCTGCAATGCACGTAGCTTCTTTCTATGGACAAAGAAATTATAAAACTTATGTTTGAGCTCATCTACTTTTTCTAATATTTGCATTAGTTCTCCAATTTACGCAAAACAACGTACATTTTAACATATTTTCATGCAAACAAAAACGCGACGGCAATCAATTCAACGGTTGACTACCATCGCGCGGGTCTATCATATATCTGGATGGCTATGTACACCCAGATTACACCATGATACGGAAACATGGAGTAACGTCAAAACAGACGCGATATCTTATATTGAATGGATCAAAATGAATGCAAGTACAAATGAAAATGCGATGATAACCACCCCGAGTGATTACCACCGCAAAGGTCTATCAAAATCGGCCTAACCCGAATCATATTATCGTAGGAGCGAAATATGACGTATCCATCTATAAAATAAGGCGGCAATTATTGCAAGATTGATTTATAGTTTTTTATGTTTTTTACGAACTCTGAATCAAAAGGAACTTCTTATGTCACAAGAACAAAATACAAAATATAACATCAATCTGAGTGAATTTCCTGATGATGTAACCATTCCGATGGTTTTACTACAGGATAAGAATCTCAATGCACATGCAATAAAATTGTACGCTATCATTAAAGCTATAATGGAAGATGCTGCTTTTTGCTCTATTACAAATAAATGTTTAGCTAATTTGATGGGTAAATCTACAGCAACTATTCAGAGATCACTAAAGCTACTTGAGAATAGAAATTACTTAGCAATTGTAACTGGTAGAAACGGGATTTATTGGGAAAGATACTTTTTCTTATAGAATCTTATCGATAACCCCATAGTCTAAACGAGTTATGATCTTATCTTGAAAATGGCCTAGATTTCAAATAGGTGCTTTGCATACTATCGCGAGGAAATTATGAAACAAAAAGGGCCTCTAAACCGATAAAAGTTTAGAAGCCCGAGTTTCTGAGTACCACCTACAGAATATCTCTTGACGGAGATATCAAAGGTTATATCCTAAATCGTGGAATTAAAGCAAGCGGTTTAAGAAAAAAATCTGAAAGGTCTGGGGCTCAGAGACTACAACCAAATGTAGGAGCTCCTTATGGCAGTATTTCGCGTCAAAAAAACCAAAGATTACGTTTCAATCCACAAACAAGCTCTTGAAGATCCCAGATTATCTTTCAAAGCAAAAGGCTTATGGGCTTATTGCATGAGCCGTAAAGATGATTGGGTCTTTCATATTTCCCATCTAATAACTGTTTCTAAAGAAAAAAAGAGCGCTATTTATAATGCACTTAAAGAATTAGAAAAAGCTGGGTATATTAAAAAAATGCAGCCGATCAAAGAGAATGGACGTTTTGATTCGGTTGATTATGAGATCTATGAAATATCCAAAATTAAAATAATTTCACCGCTTACCGATTTTCCGCACGCGGATAATCCGCACGCGGATAATCAACCACTAATAAGTATAGATAATAATAAAGATAGATTAATAACAAAAGAGAGAGAGAGCACCACATCTCGCGAAGATTTTTCTTCCGAAAAACTTAAGAAGCTAGCTGCCCAAAATAGTTACGGCTCGCATGTTAAGCTAGGGGCTGATGAATATAACGAGCTTATAGCTAAGCATGGTGAGACAGTTATTAGAGATATCATTGAGGAGATCAACGATTACATCGATAGCAAAGGCCTTAAGCCTTACAAGAATTATGCGGCTACGATCCGTAACTGGCTGAAGCGTCGTAAGAGAGACGTTCGTGTCGACCCAAAATCCCACCTAGCTCCACACAGACGCTATTCCAAGCTAGCAGCCTGGGAAAAGCCCGTTGCTCCAGAAGAAGAGTGGGTACCTTCCTATGCCAATAAAGTTGCCGAAGAAAGAGATAAAGCTAGGAAAGCAGCAGAAGCACAAGCTCTGGCGGTGTAGCCATGACTTGGGAAGAATTCTACAAGCTAAATAAGATAGGCATCCGGTTTCAAGATGCCTCTATTGATCATCTAGCTGAAAAGTTAGATCCCTACCTCGTGGAAGAAGCCAAGAAATGGTGCAAACAGCCCACCAGTTTGATTTTGACAGGAAATACCGGTACTGGTAAAACATATTTCTCTTTTGCCCTAGTTCGAGAAGCAATCCGTAGTTGTGGTTTAGGCCAAATTCGTTGGGTTACTTCAAAACACTTGGATGAAGAATTAACACAGGCTCATAGCAAATTTGGGGATACAAGTGCTACAATCGAAAAGTTCTCTGAAGTGCCGATCTTGTTCATTGATGACTTTGGCGTGGATCGCGGAACCGAAAAGGCTGAGAGGGATTATTACCAAATTATCGACAACCGTTGGAGCCATAACCGCCTTACGTGCATCTCAACCAACCTTGAGCCAGCAATTATTAAAAAGTTATATGGCGATCGCATTCATTCGCGTTTCAAAGATTTCCGATGGATTAATTTCATGGACAAAGATTTACGTGGTGCAGATCAAGACAAGCGTTTCTAAGCCATTTACATGCCCACCACTCAACGATCTGGTGGTGCCCTGTACCTATGTAGCTAAGTCCTAAAAAAACTCAACCAAGGTCAAATAAACATGGTTTCCCTAGATTCCCGTTCCATAAACACTTCCAATAGCACAGATGCCCTGCTATCACCAATGGCCGCTCTTTCATTATCCGTGGTAGCCCCTTGCGCTGATCCATCGCCCCGTGTATCGCCTCTTACATTACCCGCTACCGACCCACAGGCCAAGGTCGCCAAGACGTATGGCGATGCTGTTAAAGCCGCCCTGTTGCCGATCCCGGCATTTGGCGCTCTAGACACCGATGTGCCAATTCCGTCTTTACAGCGACATAAGGCCGTAATCGATCTCTCTGATTCCCAGTCACCTACGCGCCAACCGCATTACGTCATAAGCACAATAGATGCAAACGGCAAGCGAACAACACGCGTAGTGCCGATTGATTTTTCAGACATGAAAAACCCTACGGCAAAGGCATCTGTTCGCAATGCCGAACGCATCGTTGTGCAAGCTGCTAAATGCGAATGCGGCAAACCACATGACAATACAGCGCAAAACCGTGAGCTCTATAGGCAGAATTACATCAGGGTAAAGCGGTATATCAATCCAAATCAAAAGCCGAAGGCACGTAGATTGACAAATTTAAAATAAATATTTACACCATATATAGAGGCATAAAATGGCGCAACCAATTCAAAATCAACATCTTAAGGAATTTCCACGTACAGAGCTTGTATATGTGGATAATAGTAAATTAAAAGTACTTAATAAAGAGCAATTGAAAGCGGTTTATCATGAGCATATTCTTTTTTTGAACGATATTATTATGTCAATATATCAAAATTGGCGTGATACAGAAGTTGAAAAAGTGGATATTGTAGATATTGTAGAATTGCTGGTCAAGAAGTCCGAAGAGCTCCAGGAAAAGCACAACAAAATCAAGTAATGTGTTGTGCATAATCAAACAATTCATTATGGCTAGAGATAAAGATACGTGATTTTACGTAACTCTTTAACAATAAGTCGGTTATGCACATTCCGTTATCTTTGGTTGTTATGGCTTTTGTATTCTGTGGGATACAACTACCGATTGGACCAAAGAAGAAGCCCCATGATAAGAAGCCAATTCACTACCATTATAATCCAAAGTCAAAAGAAAATCTGGATAGACGGCGTAAGTACATGAACTTAATAGCGCCCCTTGATGCAGCGATCTTGTCTTTACGCCATGAGTTACGCTGTAATTTTCATATATTTAACTTAGAAGTTGAGATGCCGATGTGGTTTGGTCAGCCAAGAACTGTGGCCTCTTCTATTAGGCGCTTACAACGCATGAAACAGCGCATAATTCATACATATCAATTGTATCGGGTATTTGAACCCATACCTTAAGACGCAGGGCTAAGAGGTAATGAGATCACGGGATCCGCTTTAACATCGGTCTGTGGATCTGAGTTCACAACGTCTTCTGCTGTGCCATGGGTGTCTGTCTGTATCATGTTAATAGTGCAGCCTACCATGACAAGAAGACAAGAACATAATAAGTACCAAATTGTTAATTTCATGTAAAAAGGATCTTTAATTTTCATTTTTGTACCTAATATAAAATTCCACCATATATAAAAGTTGGAATGTTTATATCTATCGTCTTAGTGCTTCCAGATGCAGTCACAGTCCAAGTAACAGTATCAGCAGCATCAACATCTACATTTGCAGAGAATGGAAAACTTCCAGAACCAGTTGTATTTGCAAAAGTAAGTGGATTTGCTTCTATACCTATTAAAGTTCTATTAGAAGCAACTATGGAAACAAAAACATCACTATGAGCTGCTCCAATTTGTGTGAGCGCAATAGCCCCACCACATTGAAATTTCCCAGTTACTGGAGCTGTAAAAGTACCATTTGTATTGAAATTACCATCTTGATCATATACTTCGGTCATAGCAGCAGCACTGCCTAAAGTATAAGCGGTGCCATCACCCGTCACATCATTTGTTGTTCCACTTGTTGCCAAGAACGCAGGTTGTCCTGTAGCTCGATATTTACCTAATTGGTCATAAAAAGGTGTTTGAGTTGTTACATTGAAATCTGATGTCTCAATGCAGGTTATATTTGAATATTCAAGGACGCCAGCGCCTGTTATTGCATTCGCATTGCTTGATTGAATTTCGCAATCTGCTACTTCTATAGTAGACCCCGCATCAATGGAAATGGCAGAAGCTGTACCAGCTGTCAAGCGTGTAAAAAGCGTTTCTTGTACACCTGTTCCACTAATAGTTAAACAAGTTGTATTCCCCGTAGAAAAATTACAATGCAAACAAGTAAAAATATTTGTATCGGCTGTTGATAAAGTCAAGGAAAAAGAGCTAGATAATAAGTTACATACCGAGCTCCCAGACGCGCTATTTGGAGTTGTTGATCCTCCAGCACTAATCATTTGAGTATAAAACACATCCAATGTCCCAGCAGATACAGAAAAATGGTTCATGCCGGTATCTAATAACAATAAGATACAGTTCTTTATAAGAAGACGCGTATTGGCATTAGCATGAGATATCAGAGAATTATCAGTACCATTAAGCTGGCAATTTAATAAGGTAATATTAGCTGAATTGGCTCCAGTTATTTCCAACACAAAATCGCCATCGGTTTCAAAGCCAAGTCCCGATAATTCACAAGTTCCAGTAATATTAGCCGAAACCTTTCCCACAATAAGAACATTAGGAGCAAAGAAGGCACTGTCGCACTCAAATCCAGTTAAATTAACTCCTGCTTTCAAGCTAAAGCTTTCCGTATAGGTCCCCGGTCGTATAAATATATCATCCCCAGAAGATGCAGATGCAAGAGCCGCAGTAATTGTGGTATGTGTACCTCTTCCAAGCACTGGGTCCACAATCCACTTTGCTACGCCGTACTTATTATCTGTTGTTTGAATTGTCATAAAATTACACCACCGTCAATGTGCCAAGAGCACTGATTACATTCCACCTAGTCGCTGTTTGTGCTACCATACGAATTGTGTTCCCCTGATCTGTACTTCCTAGTGTTCCCACAACCCCTAGTGTTGTCTCTAAGTTGTTGTACCGGATCTGCTGTCCCGCAGCCTGCGTAATTGTAAAGCTAGTAGAGCCATCCAATGTCACCTCGAGAATGTCCCCAATTGTCGCAGTGGCCGGTAGTGCTAGCGCCAAAGCGCCACCTGGCGCAATGCACATGTAGCCATTATTTACAACTAGTGTTTGGCTGGCATCAATTGTTTGCCACATTAGCATTCCAGATCCCGCAGTCGACACAAAGCCATTAGCATCTACCGTAAAATCGGCTGAGTTAAAGTGCGCCACCCCATTTAGTGTGCTATCTGGTGCCGCTGCTGTATTAGATCGTTGAATCTCAATGGTATATGTATTAGCTGCCAATGAATCAGTACGTATTACATTAGCGCCTATAGTACCAGAGGCTACCTGGCCACCTGTAACCGTGATCTCTCCCGTTACACTAGGGAGCACTGGGTCTGTACCGGGGGGTGTGCTGGCGTCTACATTGACGCTATCTATTGTCATAGAGCCACCAACTAGCGATACAAAGCCATTGCCATCTACAGTGAACTGGGTGTTGTTGAAGTGCGATACGCCGTTATTTACAGAGGCGGTAGCGCCCACAGCGGCTGATCGCTGGATCTCTATAGTTAGTGAATTTGCGGCCAATGAATCAGTTCTAATGACATTAGCGCCGACAACGCCTGCTGCCACCTGCGCGCCTGTCATTGTGACTAGACCACCGCCATCTGGGACAACGGGGTCTGTGCCTGGCGCTGTATTGGCATCAACTGCAATCTCGTCAATTGCAATTTGCGGAGTGCCCATATGTGCCCAAGTGCCAGATGTCGCGGTCTTACCCACCATGATCCAAATTGATTCATTGGTCTTATTGATCCATTCATCGAATAACACGAAGTTACGAAAATCAGCAGATGTGGGATCGCGATCGGCCAAGTACTTGCGTGGTGGGAAGCTGTTTGTTATCGGATATACTAGAGTACTTAGGCCTTGAAAGGACATGACCTATCCCCCTAGTAGTAAGGGATTGGGGGCTAAAGCATTTTTTGCTGCTCTATCTTTGTAATCAGGCTGAGAAAATATAAGATTGGCTAGTGCATCTTGATCAGTTGGGACAGAAGGGTATCTCTGCGATAAAACAGGCATCCAGTGGCTCTTTAAGCGCTCCCAGCATTTCTCGTATTTATGTGTCAATATGTATTGCAAACGGCGCTTCATGTCGGCATCGAAAATGGCACTAGAAATATCATTCTTAATTACACGCTTTTGCGTTTCAGATAAAGTAAAGAGTTCAACATCATCTACAGATATTTTCATAAAATTAAATCACCGCTGTATATTGTGCTTGGGCATTCCACCTAATGGTAAGGAGCGCAACCCCTGTTACTTGAATAATGGCTGTATTTGCCGCAACAACTAGGGTCGCATCTGCGCCCGCCAAAGCTGCTTCTTCATTTACAATGACATCAGGCGTACCAACCAAAGTTGCCGCCAAGCCATCTGTTCTAACTGTTCCAAAGATCTTGTAGCCAGCGCCTGCTGGGGTTGTTGGCTCAAAACCAGCAACTCTAGCTTCTATGGCATATGTTGCAGCCACAGCGCCAAGAGATAGCGTAATGGCATCGCCTGTGACTGCGCCAATCGTTGAAGCAGTACCACTAGAACCAGAGACCAATAGACCTGCTTGCGACATCTACACACCGCCTTGGCTATAGCATACTTCGACCCATACTAGGCCACTAGATGGCGCACCTGCGGATGTCTGTTTGACAGAGAAAATGGTGCCAATGCGGAAGAAGTTGCCGTCGTCTTGTACTTTGTTGGATGTAACATCTAGTAACTTAAAGCCACCGGCTGCGACACGTAGGTGGTCTATAACGCCATCCAAAGAGAAATAGACATCTTTGTCAGTTGTATTGTTAATAATGACAATGCGGGCATGGTCAGTGAGTGCTGTACCTACCGCTGCATAGTTTGTTGTAATAGATCCAAATGCCAGTTCTCTAACTGCTTCGAAGGCTGCTCTTGTTCCGAATGCCATTGGAACCCCTATAATTGTCTTACGATGAAGTATTGAACAATTGAATCATCCCCTGTTGCCACAGTGGCATCAGTCGGGTCATAGGCTGTAATTACAAAGTCAGTAGCTGGTGTGATTACATACCCAAATACACCCAGTTCCGTTGATCCATTTAGATCGCTACGTGATATATAGATCTGGTCTGCAGCGGCTATATTCGTATTTGCAATTGTTGGGCTGACACCATTAGCTAGTGTAGTAGTACCGATAAAGTCCGTAGCCGCACCACCTTCTACTCGGAATTGGGTTGCCGCTGTAGGTAAGGTAAAACTGGTATTACATGTGACAAGACCAGTGCCTGCCATAAGATCAATACCACCAGCTGCACCAGATGCATTAATTACAATTGCATCGCCAGCTGATTCAGTAGCCACGATGGATACAGAGCCGCCAGTATTAGTAACGACAATATCTTGGCCTGCTTCGCCTACTGCATCAATATCGATACCGCCTGCACTTGCTATGATGCGTACTGCATCGGCTGCATCTTGAGAAGAGGCGATATTAACTTGTAGGGCTCCATCTATATCTACGCCACCAGCAGCAGCTGTAAGATTGATCGCATCGGCTGTTGCAAGGCCAGCAGTTACTGTGATACCACCAGCTGTTGATACAAGCTCTACAGAAGCAACTCCTGTACCTTGTGCAGCGGTTACTGTGATTGTTTCAGCAACTCCACCATTAGCAGATAGAGCAATTGCGCCAGCTGCGCTTTCTGTAGAGTTAACTTTAATTGATCCACCAACAGAGGATAAGGTCAAATCTTGTCCTGCGCCTGTTACAGTGAAGTTGGACGCAGTTGCGCCATCAACACTAATGCCAGCTGCTGAATCTACAGTGACTGCGCCTGCTGCTGCATTACCTACAGCAATAGAGCCCGCTGTTTGTGTCGCACCAATAGAAATTACGTTTGCCCCAGTTCCGCCGACATTAATTGTTTCAACTACAGCAGCTCCTGTACCTATGTTAATAGTTAGAGCAACTGCGTCATTACCAATTGATATAGCGCCTGCGCTTGAATTTAGCTCCATTACGCCATCTGAATCCAATAACATGGTGTCATCGGAATTAATTATAATATCACCAGTACTTGCAGTTTGTATTACAATGCCGCCTGTGCCCGCTAGAACGTCGACACTAGTAGCGCCAGTTGTGTTACCGAAGGTATTGACAGATGCGCCAGTTGTCGCAAGAGTTGTGGCACCTGCGGATGTCAATGTGGTACCAGCAACGATGCCTGTACCAGATGTGACAGTCGTACCAGCAGTTATAGTTGTGCCCGATAAAATTGAGGTCGTAGCTTCAATACTACCTGGCGCAATGAATACAGCAGGTATACTAAAGGTAATAGAACTACCAGCGCCTAATGTCTCGATTTGGCTTGCTGTACCTAAGAGATCGATATTACCAGCAGCTGGGGAGATTGCTCCACCTGCATCACCAGTCAATGTATTAAGTGGACCTGTGTTTGTACCACCTAGTACCCATGTCGCAACGCCGGCACTTACGTCTGTTAATATGAAAAAGTCATCGCCGATCTTGTCGATCCATTCTTGTCCAAGTGGATAACCTGTATCTGATACCGTAGGTGCTCTATTTGCCAGGATTGGTGCTGTTGAATATCCTACGAAATTAGGCTGTGGCGACCCAGAAAGTGTCTCAGCCTGTGGTCTTAGTTTTTGTGCCATATAAATTTTGACCTCTACGCCATGTGTTAAAAAAATTATTATATAACACGATGCGCTAGATATGTCAAAAAATTATTTTAAATTATCATTTTCGTGGCGTTACGAAATAGGTTGAGGTAAAAAATCAGAAATGGTATATTAGTTGGCTTATTGAGAATGAGATGCTTAAACATTTAGAATTTATTGAAAGATGGTAGGAAGTGATATAATGGAATATATTGAAATTGCAAAGTTAATAGGAGAATCGGGTGGAGTCCTTGGAATTATATATTTGATAATAAAAGTTGGTAAATTCCTTCAGAAATTTGACAGTTTTGTAATTAGTACTAATGAAAAATTTGCAAAGATTGATACACGCATAGATAAAGTTGAAGAAAATTTGACCAAAAGAATTGATAAATTAGAAGACAGAATCTTTTGGATGATGGCAGATAAAAGCTCATTTCATAATGAAAAAGTGAAAGAGAAATAGAGAGAATATGAGTATAGCAGCACAAGCAATAATTTTGGTTTTAATTGGATTTACCGTTGGAATTTTTGTAGTAACTGGATTAATTATTGGTTGCCCACAGATTTTGTTACTAGGATTAGTGCCAATTATTATAGGAATTTTCTCTAAAAATAAACCTGATGAATGGAGAGGGAATGATTATTGAGCTACGAATTGCTCATAATATGAATCGTCTTTTTCTTGAGTACCATTTGAAATTAGTTTATTAGGTTTTTCTTCTTTCATTGATTTTTTAACACCAGACTCGAGTTTATCTAAATATTTTAAAGCTAAAGGGGCGTTTCCTTTTAGTGAATTTTGGACAACTTGTGTGTAGTATCGCTTTAATTCTTGGCTTTTATATATATGTTGTACTATTTGAGATGCTTTAGAAAAACCATATGTCCCAATAGCCCCACTTATAGTCTTTGGAAGACCTACTCCTAATCCAAATAATGTTCCTGTTACATATCCAGATGGTGTTTTTAGATGTTTTTTTAAAAATGTAGATACTTGTTGACTATTTTCGAGAGTACCATGGGCTAAATCAGCAGATGTATGGGCATTATAAAATTCAGGATTTTCAATCCCATATACCTCGATAGAATTATCTACAGCATCAGCTATTTCATTAAATAATTGACGATCATCTTTTGATGCAGCATATTGAGTGCGATTATCATTTATTTTTCTTTTAGCGGCTGTTAACTCATTAATTTCAATATTACCATCATCAATTCGATTTCTTAAACTTCTGGAATATTCTTTAACCTTTTCACTCGCTTGACTCGTACCGCCTTTAGCAGCTTTTTGTTCAACTGCATGTAATCTTCTTAATAAAGTATCCGCTTTTGTCGAAGCGCCTTGTGGCAATAATGCATCACGTTTCTCATATAATTGAGATTTGTAAGCTTTTACTCCTCCTGGATTTATTGAACCCAATAGAAACATAGTTCCTAGCTTGGCATATCCTTGTGCTTTTTCACCTCCACCTAATTTCTTAACCACTTGAGATGCTATATTGCCCCCTGCTGCCACACCAAGACTTCTAAGTACACCCATTCCACCAGGCAACACGAATAGTGGTGTAGCATCACTAATAATATTGCCACCGAGTTCTTCCCATTCCCCACGTGGCGCTGTATATCCTTTAGTGAATTTTTCACTACGTTTACGCAATTCAGCAGATGTTGGAATGCTTTTACTACGAATAGCAGCTTGTTCTTCTGTTTCATGTAAATATGGGATTTCTTTGCCTGCTACTTTTTCTGCTCCAGCGGTAATTAAACCACGGAGACCTTGTCGAATATCTCCAGATAAACCTAAGACTGTTTCGCCGGCACGAGATGCATATTGAGTAGCTATTCTAGGGATATCTTTTGCTGTAGTTGGTTCATTAGAATAATATTGCTTTTGATCAGGTGTTGCAAATTGTTCGTAATAGGCATTGTCTTTTTCTATTTGATTATTGGGATTCATTTGTATTAAATCCCTTTAAAATGGCACCTTGAACATCCATTACAGGAATATTATAAGCCTTACCATTTTTGAACATGCGTAATGGTTTATAGCGCGTAATTTGTTCGGCAAATTGATCAGCTCTGCGTTCTATTTCTTCCTGTGCTTGTTCAACAACTTCTTCACGTAAATTAATTGGTAAATTTGTTCCTTTTTCCGATAAATCCATGTAGGTATCGAATGTAATCTTTCTAGATTCATTTAGATTTTGTAAGTCTCTAATTACACGTTGACGACCTTCTTTTGAATTCAATAAAGATGGGATTGATTTAGCATAATTTTCTACTTCCAATTGATTTAATCGAGTACCATAAACAGATTGAATATCACTCATTAATTGTTGTGTTAACTTTTCGAATTCTTCAGAACTAGGATTACTTAGGAATCCAATTGGAAGATCTAATTTTTTCAATAATGTAGCCATAAATGGAGTAGTCAATTCTTCTTTATCATTCAAATTTTCCATTTGACGAAGAACGTTTTTCTTTTGAGTATATTGTTCTCTTCCTCTAAGGACTTCAGCTTTAAATTCCTTATTGGCCTCTAATCCTAATTTACGTTCTTCATTGAATTGTTTTAGTAATTCTCTTCGATCTTCTGGAGCAGCATCTTGAATAACTTTCATGAATTGTTCTTGACGCTGTTTTGCTGTTATCTTTGGTGGTTTAATAGGTTGTTGGCCTTGTTGCGCTTGCTGTGGAGATAATTGCTGAGGTTGTTGTGGCTGCATTTGTTGCGCTTGATCAGGAAACTGAGTGCCTGGTGCTGCTTGCATTTGGGGTACTTGTTGTGGGGCTTGTTGCATTGGTTGATTACCACCAAAACCAGGCTGTCCAAATTGATCTACTCCTGATCCATATAATGTATTTAATCCCTGTGCATATGCGGCTTTTTGGGCCTCTTTCTGTGGCCGTTGGATAAGATCGTTAGCAAATGCCGCTTGTAAGTTCGGTGGCAACTTAGATAGAGCTCTTGGATCTCTCGTTTCTAGAAAATTGGCAATTGCTTCGCCTTGCGTTACTTGCTTTTTTTGTTCAAGCATCTTTTGTATTTGCGAACTCATGCCTTCTTCAAAGCCACCGCCTAGACCAGTGCCCAAAGCTTCCGCAATATGTGACCAAGAAGATTTATCTGGCTGTTGTTGGAAGAAATGTACCATAGAATATTACTCCTCATCTCCAAATCCTTTAGCGAATCTCTCTCCCAATCCAGTTCCAATACCTTTAAATATTCCACCTGTAATTGGCGCAAAACTAGAGGCCCAAGCACTTGGTTGTTGTGGTGGAGGTAGACCGATACCTGCGTATTTTTCCTGCCTTTGGAAGTTTGGATGAAATGCAGTTGATAACAATCCCTGTGCTTGTTCACCTGGCGCTAAAGCAAATGGCAATGCGCTAGATAAGCCCTGCATTTGGAGACCAGATCTAAGGGAGGCCAGGCGTTCGGATAGACCAGCACCTGCTTGTGCTAGTGCTTGATTAAATCCAGATGATTTCTGCGCGTCTAAAGCTGAAAATCTTTCGGCAAGCTGAGGCACAACTTCTTCTTGGAATTGACGCTTATATGGTGCTTCAAATGCAGAGAATGCGCTACCTGATGGATCATATAATTGCTGTAAGAATCGATTAGCGCCTTGATATGTCGGAGACGCGCCAACGCCACCCCCATATTGTTTTTCCAACATCTGACTAAGGCGTTGTTGCAACTTCTTCTGACGCTTATCTAAAGTCTCGTATTTCTTGTACTTTGCCTTGATCTTTTGCACGCCGCGATTAGGGTGCTTCTCACGTCTTCGACGTTCTTTTTTTTCAGATCTATGCCCAAGAAATCCTGAAAGGGCGCCTGCTCCAAGTGCTGCAGCTCCAAGCCAAGGGAATGGCATAATTTCACCTATTATAGTTTCTTTCTATCGTAGCATTAAAAAAATTTGTTTACAATAGTCGTTTAAGACCTTAGGTATTCTAAAATAATCAGCCCACTTGTGATATTAGGCCCCGCTGCCCCATTGATTACATTGATATTGACCGCATCTACATTGATCTCGATCTGCTGATTGGCAGCAGCTGCAGATGCATATGGTATTGGCCTATTATCCACTACATCAGTAATACAAGTGCCATAGATATGGGTATATACCGTAGCGCCAACAATACCATGGGCAACAGCTGTAGTAGCGCCAGCTGCTGTTGCTGGCAAGACAAAGGTCTTGCGGTACCCAAAGCGCTTTGTTTGCGCTGTGCCCGTTGTAAAGAATTGCTGGCCATTTAATAGTTCTACTGTTTCAAATTGAGATATTTCACGGATATTAACAGCATTGGCTATGTCAATATAGTTCTGTGTCAAATTGAATAATAACTGACTAGGATCTTGAGAGAAGACCTGGCTTGTTGGTAAAAAAGCGTTTCGGCTATTTGTTGGTAGAAATGTTGACATATTACTGCGTCATTCGTGCATTGTTTGATAAATATAAGGTCATAGCATGTAATACAAAATCAGATGAATTGATATTAGTATCTGACATCTGTCGATTACTCAAAAAGAACTTTAATTGGAAATTCTGACAAACAACTGATGTAAAGAATCGTTGCCAAATTTTATCTTGAGCTTCTTGAAATGGTATTTGTGGATTTGATTTTGTATTAACAACATTTGTTCCTAAAATGCCATCATTTCCAGGGCTATCGGGATCTGATAAAGATGTGCTATCATCTTCATTGATGAATAAATCGATACTGATTTCTCCATCCTCTGTATTTTCTAATAGAAAATCAATATAAGGAAGCCTACATTGCTGTGCTATTTCGTAATAAGGAGCAAATACTTTAGTGTGTAAATTTATGTTGTTTATAGGAATAAGTTCACCACCACCGAAATATGTACCTCCAGCAGGTAAGTTTACATTATCCATTTGACCAGTCGTAGTATTATATTGCTGTAAGCTTATAGTATCCGCATCAATTCGAGTGATACCGAAAATTCCATCATTCAATGTATTTGGATTAGTACTGCCAGCACCTGTTCCGATTATATTCTCAACTTGTACGAAGTTGAGATCAATATCATCTAAATTATGATTTATCACAGTTAATTGTACTGGATTGCCTGGAATTATCGCTGAAATATATAATGATCTGTCATTGTATGGATGTTGATTCAATATAGAAACATAACCTTCTTGATTACCACCAACAATATTTGGATAAGAAGTTGATTGTTGTGGAGAGCCCCAAGGTACATTCCAGCTATCCCAAGTTGCATAGGGAAGAGTCGCCCATGTATAATCAGTAGGTAATGTAAAATATCCAAATGCAGTAAAGCTATCATTAAATAGCGCATATGAATTGTTCACATAATTGTATACAAGAATCTTATTTGGGAATTTTATATCAGGTGCTGATCCGCTATCATCTGGATAGGCCCATAAAGCAAGTTGTTGTGCAAAGTCTCGAATGCCATAAACTCTCTGGTCTCCAAAATTATCCGAGTTAAATTTGAATACTTGATTAGGAATAACCTGATCAATTCTTTCTACGTTAACGCTATCGTCTGTTGTAATACCAGTGGTACCAACTGTAAAGATACCGCGATCAAAAGGAACATTACTAAAAGTTGATTGCGCTCCAAGTTCAGTATTAATCTTTTGCCAAACAAATGGTAATGTTTCATTACCAGTATATAAGATCTTCCAAGAAGACTGTCTGAATTTAACAACCAATGTATCTTTAATAAATTCTGTGCTGACAATTGGTTCATTAGTTGGAGCATCAATAAAACCACCACGGCCCACAATATCATCACGCCATCCATTTACTTGATCTGTTGGATCACCATTTTGAGAGAATCGTAATCGCTGCGGAAATTGAGTAGATGCGGCTAATGTCGCCCCTTCATATGTATTGAATGCAAGTAATCTATTCTTATAAGGCAATAATATCAATGCTTGATGAAGCTCATTACCACCATTAATTGTCGGAGCAAATGTTGTCCAAGTTGTCCCATCATAATAACGAATTGGATCGGGAGTTCCTGATTTGTTGAAATTTGTCGTCCAGAATAAATTATTATTCGTTAATAAATAATAGTTCGTTGTCCAGAATAGGTTATGATCTGCACCCTGCCAAGTAGTTGGTGCGGTTGATGGTAACTCTTGAAATAATCCAGTACCATTGACAAATTGATAAGCGTATTTTGTATCAAAAGCATCTAGTTCTGTATCTGTATTCGTTAAAATTTGACGTGTTGGTAATCCCATGACAGGAAGTCCTGGATAATAGGCACCTGTAAAGGTAGCGGCTGATACACCAGCAGCCCCAGAAAACGTGATTGATAGTACCCCCGTCGCGTAGTTAATTGTGGCAGCAGTGATGGGCCCTGCGCCCACAACTGTCATGGTCTGTGTCCCTGTGGCATTGGTTAGCGATTGGCTGATTGGAGCGCCTATAGCGATTGTAATAGGGGTAAGAGAGCCCAATTCGATATTGGCATTTGGTTCGGTCACTAGTAACCCTAGGCCAGTGAATATATTAAAGTCGAATGTACCAGCGCCAGCTGCTGTTATATTGCCCATTGCAATTGTAGTTAAAGAGCGTCTTAGTCTACCGAGAAATGTATATCCTTGGCGACGTCTAATGCGCCCACGCCATGCATAACAGTCTTCCATAACGGGGAATGCTTTTTCTGGGGCTAAGAATGGCTCAAAATAGGTAAATAATCCTGTGTCATTTTCGTAAGAAGAGATGTAATGAGGCACATACGCAGACATGTTAAAACCCAATTGCAATAAAGTAGCAGTTTGCGGCTGGATTACTAGAAAAGCCGGTAAAGCCAAGATTCGTAACGGCAGCCACCGATAATCCAATATTAGCCGATCCAGCGCCCTCTGTTTGTGCAACAATAGCAGGTGCTGCTGTAAATGGAACGGCGAATACAAAGGCAGTACCTGCATTACTAAAGGCCACAAGGGATGATGTGTAGTTGATAATTAAGCCAGATGCAGCACGGAAGCCTGTCATGCCACCAGCTACTGTTGTTGTAGCGCCTGTGATCTGGAATACCGATGTCGAATTGGCAAAGAATGCCTGTGCAACACCAGCTACTGTTTTAGTATAAATTTGGCCAACTGTGCCAGCTAATACGGGATCTCCAACCGATACAATTGGAAAGGTCACTTTGCGATGTAGTCCACGATTGGCAACCGTTGCATCATTCCATGCTACGTGGTCATCGTTGAAGATGGTATTTAATTGCTGGAAATTAATCAGAAGCTGACCTTGTGATGCACTAGGTCTATCTGTTGCTTGTGGAATATTTGGATTGAAACTCATATAAATATCCTTAAATTATGTGGTACCAAAAAGGTTGCCAAAACCATATTGATTTGGCCCTGATTGTTCTGTATAAATTGTGGCTGTTCTTTCGCTTGTTTGTTGTACAATAGAGCGCCTCATTACAAGCTTCATTTGCTCTTCTAATAGTGGTCTAAATTTCTGTAAGTTTTCCATATCGCCACTATCAGCAAATATCTTATCCGCTGCGCCATAGGCCAACAACTGCCACCACTCTTTGACTTGTGGTACGGTAGCCACTTCCCCTTGTGTTGGATCTGCGTTAAGCGCAACAGGGTATTTATAGGCTTCAAAGGACACGGTATAGGCTTGATCTGGCACTGGATATAAGATCATCTGATCTTGGAAGAAGACAACCGATTGAGGCCTCGATGCGACATATGGTATGTACTGCACATTGATCGGATTGCCCGTGTCAACAGCTTGCACAAAGCCTGTGCTATTGATGTTGATGGCGCCTGTTAAATAGTTGATTGTACCGCGTACAACTGGCAGCGATGGCGGAGTTGCTGGATCAGTTGGGGATATGAGACTACCACGGCCATCATCGACAAGAGTGGTTGATTCGCCAGTTGCATCGACACCAGATACCACGACGTTCCAGTTTATAAATTTTGCTTGACATGGGGTAGCCGAAAAAGCACCAGGTGGATTTGGCTGAAACCCCTGTAAGATTGGAGTATTGGTTAGAAATTGGCCAGTGTAAGGACCTGTTGTGTTGTTACCAGTGTATACCGATCGCTGTAGAAAATTAAGCTGTTGATTAATGCGGAAAAAGTTCTCGCGGGATTGAGTCATATAGGACTGATAACCTGCGATAAATACAGGCGGCATATCAGTTAAATAAAGATCCGTAGGAAAGTCATATACAGCGACATTAGTCTCGGTGACAAATTGATAATTAACACGTAACGACTCCATCTTTAAGTGTTCTGGCATGTCATAAATATAGAACGTATTTATGTACCGTAGGATCTCGATATCAGATATCTGATTAGTGCTAGGACGGCCAGTAATGCGCCTTACTTTTGTTATGATATCTGTTAATGTATTTGGTAGTGGACTTGTCATGTGTTATGTACCAGAAATAGGGGTTGATGCGTTTTGTTCTGCATTTACCAATGTACTAGCCACACTAGCAAAAGGGATAACTTGTGCTTTTTGGATTGAACTTGTAGTAAAAGCGTCAAAATTTAATGTACTTGCATTTAATGAAAATGTAGTTGGACTAAGCACTGTAATCAAGTAGGACTTACCGCGTACTTGGTTCATACCAAATGCGCCAGGCAGAAACAATTGCACATACAATCCATCATTATAGCCATGGGCTGTGGTTGTGGTAACAACCCCTGGATTGGCTACTGTGATGGCTGCAATTTCTTTCGATGCTGGCGTAAATGGTATAAGTGCGCTCATGTCTATTACACCAAGCCGAATTCAGCACTTTGGAAACCATAGCGTTTCTTACGCTTTTGTTTACTTAAAACTGGTACGCCATTTTTATCCATTAGATATGAGTGGATTGGATAAGAACAGGTACCGAGTTGTCCATTAATTGCAGTTGCTGTTGCATCGATACCATTTAGGTGTCGTGCGATGTAGAGTGGTACTTCATATGCTTGACCATCTTGTAAGGTCTTATCATAAAAGTAGCCGGGGTATTTACGTACCTGTACACGAAGAGCTAAGCCAGGTGTTTCAAAGTTCTGGAAGATACCTTTTACAAGCTTCATTTCTTCATGCATAATTAGGTCTAATTTTTCTTTCCCAAGGTCTTTCTTGCTTTTTGTGCCAATAGTTGGAAGTACAACTTCTGGAGTTGAACTAGTTGGTGTTACTGCACCCTTTACATTTAATGTTCTTTTTGCCATTTACTTTTGATTCCTACCTTTAAAAAAGGGGAGATTTCTCTCCCCACGATTAATATCAATTACTGTGATACTGCTCGATAAGCAATCCAACGAATTACATCGGCATTGCCACCTACTACAGAAGAACCAATAGACATTTGATATGCTGATTGGTTTACTGTTGCATCATCTAACAAGTTCTGATACGGACTTGTTGCGGCCTCACCAATTGGTACTACTTGGGCGAATGTTACGCCTGTTGCAGCAACAGCTGATGTTGGGAACGCAAAAGTTGTAAAAGCAGTACTATCGATATCTACAGTGATAGTATTGTTTGCTACGCTGATTGCAGTAATAGTTGCTTGTTGACCATTCATTTGGGTCATTCCAAAGGCACTTGGTACATAAATACGTACTAGTTGGCCTACAGTAAACTGATGAACTACAGACATTGTAATTACAGCAGATGCTGCTTTGGAAATCTTCGTAATGAATCTACGTTTTGGATAATAAGGCCCTAGAGAAGGTAAAATTCTATAGAAACCTGTCGTACCAGCCGCCGCAAATCCACTCGCATCAAGGAATTTCAATTGGAAACTAGTGTTTGCCACAATAGTACCAACTGTAAAATCCATACCAGAGATCTGTTGCATTGCTGCTACGTTAATCATACGGACAACTGTACTACCTGCAATTAAACCTGTGGTAGAAGCTGTAGAAGCAACCGCAGGGTTTGCTGCAGTAACTGCAGTAGTTGCAACAGCAGCACCAGGTGCTACAGATGTTGGATCTATCAAAGTAAATCCGTCAGCTGTAATCATTTGAGTGATTGCTATTGTTGCTGCTCCGTTTGTTTTTGCACCTAAATACGCACCAGCTACTGGAAGATCTTTAATCCAGCTTGCTTGAATCATTGGCGTTGCAGCTGCCGCTGATCCAAATTGCGTTTCGTTAAACACTTCAAATTTGACAATGTCCGATGGGACAGTGATCAATTTTGAAACGCCGTCAGAACTAAATGTACCGCTTAAAGTCGCGTTAAATGGAATACTCATTTGTTGTTGCCTCCTGCCTTATGCCAATGTACATCTGAGATTGAATACCCAGGTGTCATTAGTGATTCTAGGAACTTCAGCAAACTTGTAACCAACAGAGCAGTTCAGTGCTAATGGTCCATCAAAAATTGGTGGACGATAGATGAACGATGCACTGTAGCCATCTTGTTCGATTGCTGCATACGCTTCGCGCCCTGTCACAAATATATTTAGTACATCTGCGCCAAGTAAACTTGCGTTCAGTGTCTTACTACCGATTGAAGACAGTAAGAATCTAACGTTGGCAACTGTACCCCATTCAGAATCAAGTGTTGATTGCTGATTTGGGTAGTTCCATTTTTGTATAAATCCAGCTACTGTGTCTAATTGACCAATTAGGTCTGTATGACCTAGGCCAAAATAGGCATCACGAACTGGTGCAGTACCGAAGCGATTTTCGCCTTCAACTCCTGTTAAGAAGCTGTAAGCGTTATTGCCACGTAGTGTTCTAACAACAAAGTCAACATCTGATCTTGTGATCTCAGTTGGATTATCGCCATTTGTACCGCCTACGCAGTTAATAAATGCCGCAGTACCTGCTAACATATCTCTCATCAACTCGTCTTCAGTCTCACGTAAAGACACTCCAAGACGTTGTGCAGCTTCATTAAGCACCACTCTGTTACTTTCAGCTCATGCTTACTGACCACTTTAGTGGCGGGATCGGCACTTCAACCAATCCTCTCATAGTTTCCTATGAGTTCAGACTATCGCTTCAAAAGGCGCTGAAAAATCGCGTCCCCTTTTGCCTTTGGACTTAGTCGTTGCTGGTATTGAAACCACTCCGTTGAGTTTCCTCATTGTCATCCAAGCTCTTTCTCTTTCCGATTGGATTTCCGGAGTTATTTTGGCTCCATTAAAGCTCACCCATTCTTCTACGAATTTGAGAGCTAACTCTGCTTGTTCATTTTTAACAAGTAGGTAAGGGAGAATTAGCTTGAGGAAACTTGTAATATCCGATTTAGATCTTGTCATCCATCTGAACATTGGTCTTTGCTTTAAGTATGGTTTTTCTTCCCATACCTCACCAATTCCAGTTGTTTTTACAATGAGATCTAAAGGTTCTCTTCTTTGCATCCCAACTCGAATGCAAGGATGATAATGTGGATGAAAACATCCTCTTTTCGCTCTTTGTTCCATAAAGGACTTTGAAGCCTGTCTCATTATCATTATCGAACCTTCACCGTCTACTATTCCTGCTATATAAGCCAATTTTTCAACTTCCATCTGGTTACCTTGTGTTATATGTTCCGTTAAGATCATATATCATTTAGGCTTTCCAGTAAATCACCTAAGGTTTAAAGACCCCATATTAAATGGTTAGGGTCTTGGTTTTGGAGCGTTACTTGCTCATTGAGCAGTATGTAGGTCAATTACTCCAAAACTCATTACGGCACCTACGCTGCTTTACCGTAAAAATCCATCTTCGCATCAATGTTTACCGCGGTCAACTGTTGAGCCGGTGGAGTAATTCCCCCCGTTCCAAGTGGTACCGGAGCGGTTGCCAATGGATTATAACGGCGCATCCTCAAATCTGTGCCACCATTACGAGGCATAGCTTTAAGATCTGCTGGGATTTTATGTATCATATAAGGCACAGGGACCGACAGGAGCTTGTAACTGAAGCTCTGAGCGACGGGCGCTGGCAAAATATTTGTAGTTGTAATTCCCATTACAAAAAACCTATAAGTTTTTGTGCCAGGACTTACATTTCAACTTTGCTCAAACACCTGAATTACTTATGACCTTTTTGCAGCGTCTTGCATCTCTTTATACAACTGCTTCTTTAATTCTGGAGTTAGTCCATTTTCAAACATATGGGCATTACCAAGAGCAGACTGTTTTGCAACTGCGTTAACCGATTGCGGTTTCTGTGAATTCTTTATAGCCCTTTCTTTATCAGCTAATGTTGTTTTTGCAACTTGAGAACCCACATTTACCCCCATCATTTTTAACGTATCATAAAGTGCTTCTGCCTGAGCATAAGGATCAGGGTTATGAGCTAAAGATGAAGCAAGTGCTGGCTTTTTTTGTTTTAAAAAGTCAATGTTTTCTTGCGTCACTATGTCATCAAAATCTGGATACTTTGATTTGATCCTATCCTCAACTGTCTCAGCTTCTCTTTCCCGAATGGCTTCTATCGCAGCTTCTTTGGCCATTTTCATTGCTATTTTCTTAGCAACGGCCTTTGTGATGATATCGTCATCTCCGAGCCGATCAAGCTCATCTACTTCTGGAGTAGATTGCTTCGGTGTGTGTTGCTGATGCAGCTTACTAATATAATCGTCTCTTTCTCTAATCTGACGATCTAGCTCTTGCATCTTGCGCCTAGCTTCTGTCCAATTATGTTCAACATCTTTATGTTGTTTGGTATCGGCAGTAGCTGCGCTTTCTTTTTCTGCTACATCTGACGATTCAGGGGCTGTAGCGACTGCCTGCGAAGCGACGGGATTTTCTTCGTGCGCTTCTACGCTACTTGTTTCTTCTTCGGTCATAGATGCTTCCTTTGGATTGGCGAGATCCATTACGCCTCAAGCAAACATTGAATCTGATGGCAATTGACGCATGCCTGCGATTATCAAATTCAAATTTAATTTATATATAGAAATACAGAGATTTGTTGTAAATAGATATTTTAAATAAATTATTTACACAGAGAGATTGCTAAATGGATTAGTAGGTTGGAAATAAGAAACTTTAGACCCAGGACTTGGATCTTGGTCAGGGCTATCTAGTTTGCCATCCATACAGTCTTCGATCCATTTGACTAGTTCTGGAGAATGGTTAGCTTTATTCTTTAACACGGACTTACATTCTTCAAAGCCAGGTAATGACCATAGAACATGTACAGTTCCAACTTCGTGATTGACCCGATATAAGGTCTTGGTATGGTGCGGATATTCGCACATCATATCTAAGCCACTAGGCGCTGTTTTTCTGGTGATAAAGAAATTGCGAACTACGTTACAAGCCCACATCTCTTTCTTGGTTAGTACAAAGATATAGAAGTCGCCTCTAAAGCCTTTTTCTACGCCAATTTGTACCGCTTCTTCGAACTGCTTTAGGTACTCTGGAGCTGCTGCATCTAGGGTCTCTTCAACCGTCTGTTCTGGATTGTCTTTAGATAAGATATCGATAACGGCTTGACCTACGCGCTTGCCTTTGGAGTTAAATCGATTGTAGTCGTATCGCTTGTCTTTTGCGTCCATGATTCAATGTCCTCATAAAGGAAGCTTTTATATACATGATCCCAGAATCGCTCTGCTTCATGTTTTTCAATTAACAGAAAATGATCGCAAAGATCAATGTCATCTGCGTCTTGATTAATACTAATACTAGTACTTGCTAGTAGCTTTTTTCTTTCCACGTCTTGCTTCACTATAAGCTATTGCAACTGCTTGCTTTTGTGGTTTTCCAGCCTTCATTTCACGACGCACATTAGCGCCAAACCCTAGGCGTGTTTTTGCTTTTGGACCTTTTACGAGCGGCATATAACAATCACCTCTATTTGTCTTTATTAACAGATAACCAAACCATGGTAAATGCCATGAAAAGTGCTATGATTAAACAACTTACGAATATCACTTACTTCGGTTTCTTTACCTTAAATTGTTCTGTCGCCTTACGAATCATATTCTGGAAAACAACTTTATTTTCGCGTATAAGAGGATGGCTGTCTTCTGCTTTATCATGCACAGGTGGTCTCGGTTTCTTTGGCTTGTTATTGTCTGCTTTCATTAGATTAATGCTGTAAAAATGGTGTCGTTGGTTTCATGCGTTCTACGCGCTGTTCTTTTGGTACTTTGATACCTTTCTTCTTCATGACTTCTTTGGCAATTTTAGTTGGTTTTCCAGGTGGCCTAATCATTACCATAAAGATCCCTTAACTACGCATATTTTCATCAATATCAGACACGGCCTCGACATCAACTGTAAAATTGTTAACGATGCCATCACGATAGCCATGCTTGCCGCTAAACTTGAGTAGCATTGGTTTCTCTGGCATGTTGGCATATTGACCATGACCCATTGGATGAGCTGGATCAACTTGCTTAAAATCGTAATTGGCGTTCTTCTCTTTTGCGCTTGATTTCTTCATTGGATTAGTGCTGGTCTGATACGTATTTAGAGCGCTTGCCTTCTGAATTACGCATACAGCTATCAATGCCTGTAATTGTGTCATCTAGACGGTCAGATGCCATTGATACCTTTGGATATAGTTCTTTGACCACATCTTGTGGCATATTAGCGTATTCGCCTTGGCCCCATGCTTTCTTCTCTTGTTCAGAAACACCAAGTCCTGTAGATTTCTTCATAGTTGCACGCCTCCATAGACGTTTAATTGATTTATATAAACCTATAAATAATTTTTTTAATCATTAATTGCATCATCTTTTTTCAATGGTGCTGGTTGTAGCGATCTTTCGATGTAATATTTTCGATGATTCGGCAGCTTCTCTTCATCAATTGAGATAAGATCAATGCTACAATCTAAGTGATCTTCATCAAGATCAGTTGCATGTTTTTCTATGATCTCTTGGATGTAATTTAATGCCTTACAGCGGCAATCGAAATACTGCTTCGATTTAGGTAAATAAGAGCCAGTTCTTACAAAATATACAATTGCCATATAGTACCTTTATGCTACTGCCTGTTGTGGCTCGGATGAGCCCCTTTGTTGGTCGCTATTAGTAGGGGTCGCTTCCTGCCTTTGAGATTCTTGTACCATGCGCAAGATATTAAGTGCTTGTTCTAGTTGGTTAAGATCGATGTCTGTAAGCTCTTTAACCGCCCTAATTCGATCGAGTGTACCCATGTCACGATCTTTCTGCGCTTCTGCCAAGCGTTCAATAGCAAGTGCCCTATTCTCTTGTACACGGGATGCTCGCTCCACGCCCAATCCTTCATTAGCCATTGCACGTGCTTTGCTCTCTTCAATCTTTGCCTTAAGTACTTCAATTTCAGCGGCCGCTTGATCTTGCGCCATTTGGGCTTGCTGTTCTTCTTGTTCTTGTATCGCATCGACAAGTTCCTGTTTATTTTGTAAAGTAGAAGTCTCTATTAATACATTAATTGGAACAGGTACGCCCATCTCACGAAGTTGTAATAGTTGTGCAAATTGAAGCTGGCGTTGTGTACTTGTATTAAGACCTTCTTCCACAACTGCGTCATATTTGCCAAAGGCGCGGTTATAAAATTGTGCACTTGGCTCTTCACCTAAGATGCGCTGTACTTTACCAGGTGTCCAGTGCTGCTGTATGAGTGCAATACTGATATCGCCAAGTAACTTCTGCGCCTGATCCAGGTTGTCAAATACCACCTGTAAAGTGGTAAGCCCAGCCCCCGATCTAAGCATGGACAAAATGCCTGATTTGTCATCAATTGCACTACCCAATAGCTCTTCATTGACACCAGATATCTGGGAAATCTCAGCCCCTAGTAGTTCAGATAATTGGATCATGGATGGTGGGATTTGTGGCGCCTGTACTTGTACAACATCTGCCCTTGGATCATAGTTGTCTTTGATTGGTAAGCCGCGGCCTTGGCCCTGTAGAAATGCATCTTTTGGATTGACAAGAGCTCCCTCTTTATAGATGAAGCCGGATGTGATCTGGGACTCTAGGATATCTAGTTCGATTACACGGCGTCTATTGTATAGATATTGCGCATCTCTTAGGCCACGTACAACGCCCTGCACACGCCACGGGAAATGTGGTATGTGTGGTTCATAATAAGCCCACACAGGCACGAATGGATAACGGTCAATGCCCAGGGGGTTTTCTCCATGGTACATGACTTTGCCTTGTACAACGATTGCAAGTTTGACAGTTGGTATCTCTTGGTCAAAGGCGACAACTTGAGAGAACATAGCCAAGTAGTCTTTTAGGTCCTCGTCGTTACCGCGCCATTCCATGCATTCGCCAGTTAGAACATCCGATAACATCTTCTGTTTACGTGTATCTAAATACCAAAATTCATCGTAAATTAGTAGATCCTGCATGCCATAATTATAGCTCTCCGGCATGAACTGGAACTTGCCATCACGATTACCCCAGCCACGCATGTTGACAATCTCGTCATTACGGCCTGGTAATAGCGCATTTACTTGGTTTCGGCTTAGGTACTTACGTGTCCAAATTGAATTGCAATCTGAGAGGTCTTTCTTCTTGAAATAGGGGTCTATGAGATAACCATTATAGGCCACATTATCAACGCAGATATCGCCATTAACTGGGTCATTTTGGAAGTTCATCCAGATGGACAATAAATTCATGCCAGTTGTTATACCTCCATCAAAGGCGTCCGATATAGTCTCTAGTACATGGCCATTGGAATTAGCATGAAACATCAGCTTTGTAAACTGGTCGGCTGTTTCTTGGTCACTTGATTCGATAGGGGAGACAATTGTAGATTTACGGTGCTGACGCTGATACCCTGTAATCATATTGGTTACACGCCGAATACGATTGAAGGTGAGCTGCTTTCTACGGAAGGCGGGCACGTTGCCATATATGTCATTTATTAGGGACTGATCGCCTGCCTTAAAACGTGTATCGGTATCGGCTTCTGACCAAAAGCTTTGGTTAATGGTTATGTTCTTTGCATATGTATAATCCATTAACTTTAAGATGTTGTGATCATTATCTACATAGTACGATTCTGAGAGTTGTGGGAATAGTGTCATCAATAATCCAGACAAGTAAATAGTTGAATATTTACCCTACCTTATAGATTTGCCTAATTCTTTTCAAAAAAAGACTTTATAAAGTTTATGATTTTTGCCGTAAAACCCAGTTCTTTAGGGCTGGGATGTAAGGCCCTTGTTTTAAATTCACTAACTTGTTAAACTCATCACACTTTCGTGCAGGCTGAGACAAGTTCCTCTAAAAGCACTATTAAATACTGCTCTCGGAATAGATAGCATTGGTACCCAGTCCATAGTAGCCCTCGTCACATAATTTGGTGTGACTAAGAGCGAAGGCCCCTTAATCGGGAGAAGCCTTCTGCTTTAGCTGAGGGAGTATTCACATAAGAATATTGTTGTAATTAATTTTTGAAATTAGTTATTCTGAGGGGTTGCCCGAATTTCCTGGAGACATTTTAGACAGCGCACCATATACCAGTGGTTCTCACATACAAGGGTTCCGGTTCTTCCGCACTTCTCACAAACATGGGCACTTTGAGACTCTGCTTCATGAATAAGATCATCTGTCTCTTCCCATGAATAAGAGGTGTAATAGCATAGTGTGCCGAACTTCTCCTTGACCTGTCTTGCATAAAGCCCCGAGTTCTCATCATCTAGGCCGATTGTGATGTGATGCTCTTCTGCTGCTTTAATGAGGGCCCCCGATAGCTTATACAATATATCGAACCAGCCATCTAAGCATTCAAATCCACAGCCAAGCTCGCCATAGAGTCCTGGGAAATCGGTCTTTAGCTTGTCAGATAATTCCTGCTTCATAAGATGCAAGATATTTGATTCCGCGATTACAATTCAATAGATTAAATCGCAATGCATATTGTATTCTGGAGTGCTATTGTAGAAACGGAGAAAACCTCATGACCACTACCATTAAGCCATTAGAAGGCAAAGTACTATTAAAAAAAATCATCAAAGAGCAGAAGGTAGGTTCTCTCGTAATCCCTGACTCAGCAAATCAAGAAACACAATTCTATGAAGTTGTGGCAATTGGTCCAATTGGGAAAGATAATATCCATTTCGCAGTCGGTAATCAGGTAATCTTGGCAAGACATGCGGCGCTGCCAATCTTATTAGACAAATCCGAATTCTTTATAGTGCGCGTGGAAGACATTATTGCAACCGTAATTAAATCACATTAATTTTAAAGGTATCAATGAGCAAAATACATGACATAGACAAAATACAAGCTGAAAATATTGCATTAGATCCAGAGTCACCCCATTATGCGTATGCATTATATGCCAAGCAATTAGCCCACAAACACCACCATCTTGTTCTTAGTGAGATTGCATTCGATGAAAATATGGTACATGTTGCTTTGAATACAGCGGCTAGAATGTTAGCGCTCACTGTGAGAACATTTATACGAGAAGAAAAATGGGATAAACAATTAGATGCGATGATTGAACATTCCCGACTTATCATGAAAGAATATTCAGGGCATATAGAAGAAAAGGAAAAAGAGGAGAAGAAATAATGTATATAAAAACAATACTTGATTTTTTTCTAGGCACTAATTCAACTACTACATCCTCAACATCAACGACAAATATTCATGATGATTTCTCAGAAAAATACGGCGATGTTGTTTTGAAAGTAGCTGAGGCTGTTAGTAAATTTGTATATGATGAATTAGGTAAACAAAACATTCCTATAAAAGATCGTTTAGATGTATCGATATCAACTCTTGAATTTAGTAGTTCAGTTGCCTTTGGAAGTAGATTCCATGCGGATAAAATAACAACTCTTACGAAAGAACAAGGCGATAAATTGGGCCAGATGAAGCGAAATCAGATTATCAACGTGTTGACGGTTTTGCAGAAAGAGCCGAAGAAGTAAAATATAGGAAGTTTAATATGGAATGGTATCAAGTAGGAACAATAGTCGCAGCTAACTTAGGTTTATTTTTATGGACGGTGCGTCAAAGTCGCGCAGATTATCTACATTGTCAAAGATCTATAGATACCTTTAAAGATTTAATGCTCAAAGAAACCAAGGACTTTCACGGTAGACTATGCGCTATTGAAGAGAGAGGTAAAAATACGGGGTTATGCTGAGTTTTCATAGTGATCCAGCAATAAAAGAAAAGTATTTGACGCGTGTGATAGCGCACCGTAAAGCCGATAATATTATCCAAGGCACAGGATGGGTAGAAGGTCGCGGATGTGCGGTAGGCTGTACATTGGAGAATTACGATCCTTCGCTCTATCCCGTTGAGCTTGGCTTACCTGAATGGTTGGCGCGATTAGAAGATATTATTTTTGAAAGTTTACCGGAAAAAGACGCTGTGGAATGGCCTGAGAAATTTTTAGAGGCTATTGCGGTTGGCGTGAATGTCGAGATGGTACGTCCAAAATTAGCAATCCGTAGATTAGATCGTTTGATTGTTTTTCAAAAAAGTCTAGCTGAAAAAAATCCATCGGTTAAAGAAGCGATCGAGCAAGTTATTGCGGCACTCGATTTAACAAAACAACTTCATCAAACAGAAATAAATGAACCTTTTTGTAATATAGAATCTGCTTGGAGTGCTGAGAGTGCTGCTAGGAGCGCTGCTAGGAGTGCTTGGATTGCTGGTAGGGGTGCTGCTGAGAGTGCTGCTAAGAGTGCTTGGATTGCTGCTAATAGTGCTTGGATTGCTGCTAATAGTGCTGCTGAGAGTGCTGGGAGAACTGCTAATAGTGCTGCTAATAGTGCTAGGGGTGCTGCTTGGAGTTCTGTTTGGGGTGCTGAGAGTGCTAACGGTGCTGCTGAAAGGGCTTCGTACAAACAAGAAGCCAGTGATTTATTAGAGTTACTGAAGGAGTGTGTATAACATGATAGCATCAAATGTAGAAGAGAAAGGTTTAATGGAATGGATTGACAGAGAAGTATGTTTCCCAGACATCGATCGAATCCTGTGCTTTACAGGTAAACATGTTTTCATCTGTGAATTATTTGAAAGCAAATGGGGGAATTTCTATCACCCCACAGACCGGGGACATGTAGAGCTTCAAGATACACTAGAATGGACACATTGGATACCGTTACCTGTGGTGCCTAAATAATGACCTGGATTAGCGTGAAGGATAGGTTGCCAGAAGAATGGGTGCGCGTGCTTTCTATCAATATCAAATCCACTAGTCCTGAAATTAAAGTAGATTATATTGTACATGGTTCTACGCAGTCTGTATGGGCCTGTAGATTATATAGAGACGAGGATATGCCTACCCACTGGATGGCGCTTCCACAACCACCAGGAGAATGATATGGAATGGATTAGTGTGCAAGATAAGTTGCCAAAAGATCTACAATTAGTGCTATGTTTTGGAGATTTTATCTCTAATTTCCATAAGGATGAAAAAGGATACGCGATAAAAAAAGAGTATTGGCCAGCTATTTATTATTCACAAGGATACTGGAGTCCTCATTTAAGACCATTAGATGCGAAAATTATGCAGGTAACACACTGGATGACCCTACCGGAAGCGCCGAAATGACCGAGAAATCCCTTGCTATAGAGCTACACTTCATGTATAGTTCATCCTTAAACTAGGGAGGAACATGGACTACGTACAATTTATTACCTTACTCGGAACAACCGTTACCGGATTTGGGTTCATGTATAAAGAATTCAAAAGCTTTGAAAAGGATATCCGCGATGATATTAAAATCCAAGCTGCTAGATCTGATAAGCTTTATGAAAACTTTTGTGATCTTTTAAAGCTCAGAAGAGACCACCATTAGGCTTCCTTATATTATTTGCGATATGAATGGAAAGGTTTCTGGAAAATTAGCCATGGAAATAGCTGATAATTTATGGCATGCGATATCAGGATATAATATTTCTGTGTGCATCCCATAAACTAGAGATTGATATGATAGAATTCTGCACCCTTATATTTATTACTGAGGAGAAGAAAAAGAATACCGTATTATGTTAAAAGGAGGCTACATGTATCCGATTGAAGAACTAGAGAAGACCTTTTTATTGCATCATAAAAAAGCAGTAAAGGAGAATCAAGAGCTGATTAAACGATATAAGGAAGACTACCCGGGTGAGCCGCTACCCGACCACCTCGAAAGCGACTTCAGCCTCCCCCTCGCCCTACACTCCATATGCTTAGTAATCGCTGAGCTTAGAAGAACCGCTAAAACCGATACGCCTGATCCATAGGGTCACTATAAAACCGCGGTAGTTCTGGCCCTTGTTTCATGACCTCGCGATAAGCCTTATCCCAGTCTACTTTGGCAGTTGATTTGTTGAAGAAGTGCGAGTAAACGCAATAGCGCAGGGCATCTAAAGCATGGTCGTTCTCCTTCAAGGGCTTATCTTCACCCTGTTTATGCGACTTGCTATCCCACACGTAAGACTGCATCTCAGCTATCAGATTCCTACATTTGCGACAGATCTTGAGTGTCCCATTACCAATGAATGAGGAGACAAAGCGAATCCCATCTAGTACTTCATTCTCTGCATTAAAGAGATTGAGGACTTCTTGCTTTTGCAACTCTACTTTAAAAGAACTTGCACTCGGATCTACGTAAATAGCGCTCACATTCTTGCCCTTAATAAACTCTTTTAGATCATCAGCATATTCAGAGTCCGTCTTCTGACGCTGCTGATCTCTTGAATTATAATAATACTCATCCTCTACCCAGATATTTGGGAACTTGGAGCGATTAACGCCAATAAGTACAAAAGCACACGGATTAGTAGTACCATAATCGATCCCCACAATATAGTACTCAGCAATCCCAGGAGGATGAGTGATAGCATGAATATCCATTTCAAAAAAGTCATAAATAGCACCTTCAGCTTGTACCCATCTACCCTCAATAAATCTCTGGTACCAGACACCCTTATACTGACGGCAGAGGTAATCCTTTTCCTCTTGGGTAAGTTCTGGATTATCGTTTAATGTGAATTGCCACTTAGCGACGTCGATATTGTCTTCAAGATAATCCTTTTTTAGCCAGTGATAGGGAGAATCTGGGTTCGTCGTGCAAAAGATTCGAGCCCCTTTCATAGCGCATCTTGATATGAGCATCTTAAAGCTTGATTCTGGGATCATGCTGGCTTCATCAACATAGGCGCCACAAAATGTAGAGCCTCTTAGCTTAGCTTCGGATCTCTCATCATCACAACCAATTACATAGATCTGTTTACCCCAGATGCTGAGCTCGCGCTTACCTGCATACCATTTGGCATCTGTGTGAATCATCTCAGTTAATGTCTGCAATATATTACGACGAAACGTGTCATAAGTCCTTGATAGTATGGCATATGAGCCAGGTGGACCATGAATGATTTCGTCCAGAAAGCGTGCCATGGAGACATACGTTTTGCCACTACGAACAGCGCCTTCCCAGATGTTTATCTTGGCATTTGACTCTTGGAAAGAGAGTAACTGCTTATCGCTAAATGTTTTAAATATAGGCACTTATGATCTTTTCTTTGGTTTATCTTTAACAAGTATGGTGTACTCTTTGGTTGAGCCTATTATTTCGTATCCGTCCCGTATGTTGGATTGGAGGAATTCGCTATTTCCATTAATCATACGCTTAAAATCTACATCTCTCTTAAGGACTAACTCCTGTGTATCACATCTATCATTTATCAGATTTATCTCATATTCCACATGGTGTAGCCTACTAAGCGCCTCTGTAATCTTCGATTCTAGTTCACGTAATTTCTTCTTATTGAACATACTACTCCTTTTTTTGTTGGTTTTGTATTGGTCTTCTTTCTTTGCGCAATTTGTTAAACTCGTGTTGCGCCTGATCACGTGATAGATTGCCTTCTCGATGTTCCTTATCCCAACCGAATTTATTTCTCATAAACATCTGATATATAGCGGGTTGGCACTTTACAATCTCACCGACTAACATCTTAAAACCGAGTGCTTCCCAGAATGCAAGGGACTTGGCTTCAGCGGTTTCCATGTGTTCGACAGGAAAGTTAAGTGGCTCTTCCCGGATGTATCTATCCATGGTTTTATAGGTACAGGTAAGCGTCGGGTGTTCGAAGACAAAAGACTGTCTTGATTTACCAGATGCAACCCACGCGCAGTATTGTTTGTACGCTTCACGGCGTGAATCTGTATCGCCTTTCTTAAACTTTTTATTGTTTTGGTTACCTTTTGGTGGGCCCATAACTTTATAGTTTGTTCTTTGAAATATTAAACATTTACTTAGTATGTTTTATATTTACACGCAATGGAAATATTTGAATAAAATGAAAAACTATTTGTCAGAAATACTCAAACACACTATGTAAAACTACTTGGGAGAGTATCATGATTCAACTCGAAGTGTATGGTAAACCTGAACCTTGGAGCGCCCCGCGATTAGGTCGCACTCATGCATATGATCCCAAAGCTAAAGAGAAAGAAAGTGTACGATGGCAGATCAGATCGCAATATCGTGAGGAGTTGATTACGGGCCGTGTTCAAATAGACATGACGTTCTTCTTTCCCATCCCAAAGAATACATCTTGGATCAAACGCAAACAGATGCTTGCACATATCATTACACCAGTGATCAGACCTGACACAACGAACCTGTACAAGTTTTATGAAGATTGTTTAAAGGGGATTGTAATCACAGATGACAATAGCAATACCGATATTTCGGCAAGAAAACGTTACAGTAATCATCCGCGAGTTTTAATTCGCGTTATTCCGATGATCCAAAACAAAGTATCTACGGAAGAAAAAGTGCCTGGTATAGATAATAATCCAGACCTTATTGAAACCGTAGAACCAAGGCAAAAAAAATGCGCATCGTCAAAGAAGAAGTTGATACCGATTACTTCATCGATATAGTGTTATCTATTACAGAACTGAATGCTATTAAGGAGTACATGGTATTAGCTGAAGAAGTTGAAGTGGGGGATAAGATGTTCAACATTGGCGTTCGCTGTTTAATGAAGGATGAGCTTGAAGCAGATATCGCATGAAACATTAGAAAAGGTTGCAGAATTTATTGTACATTACGGATTAGATCTTAATCTGTTGAAGCATGATTTCTATGCATTGTACTTATTGGTTGATCGCATACAACGAACACATGATATAGATATCGATCCAGAAAATGACAATACAAGCGATGAGTTCTTAGCCAATCTTATTTTCTTTTCTGATAGATATCAGCAGTTCATAAATATTATTTCATGTATTAGTAATTTAGCTGATGACGATGAAATATTTTTTACATAGTTTGTCAAATAATTTTCATGCCCTCACATGCTGTTGTGAGCCAGGTTGGAAATTTTAATTTCTTTCTCTATTGCAAGTAATTATAGCTTAGTGAGATATGAAAATTACGTTATGTCATAAGATATATTATCAGACTATTTAGGGAGTTAAAGTGGACAAGCAGATTAAGAAGACCGAAAAGACGGTTAAGAAAGCTGGAAAGCAATTGAAGTCATTAGAAAAGGCAGATAAGAAGCGTGATAAGGTGTGCGATTACGGCAAGAAAATGAAGTCTAAGAAGAAGAAAAAGAAGTAGGCTAAAACCCCCTATGCCTAAACCTATATCAAATAGGGGGAAACAAACCTCTAACTGAAGAGGTCATGTTTTTAAGCATATCTTTCTAGTTTAAAGGAGAAAGTGCTGTTCTCGTTTCTGGTATAGCTCTCTAGGTCTTCCTTGAGAATTACCCACCTGGAACCAATACGCCTTCCTTTTAATTGGCCTTTCCATAGCCAATCATACACATGAGTAATAGGTACAGGGCGTTTTAACTCTTCACTTAGAATTTTTGCTACCTGCAAAACAGAGTACCTTCCCTTTTCAAGATCAAAGAGAAGTTCACCTTCATATCGAATATTATCTCTATTGAACTTTGAAAGTTTGTACTCGTCTAGATTTTTACGTAGAAAGAAGCTATAGTGAGCGATTTTAATTCCTTTTAATCGTCTCACAAATACAGCAGCATAAAGTGATGGGAGTCTTATTTTGAGATATTCGGCAGCCTCTATGGTAGATAAATAGTCCCCTTTGGCCTTTAGTTCTTCAATCTTTTTTAAAATCTCTGAGTTCTTCAAATGGCACCTCATTATTTGTAAATTCTGCTATTATTAGTGCATTCTTCATGCTGGCTGTTTTTTTTGCTTTTTGTAATCTATATATAGTAGGCAACGGTATTTCTGTCATAATAGCAAACTTTTTGGGAGTTAATCTCTTTTTATATAGATATTCTTTTAATTTCATAATATGTGGTCTCGAATTGCTTATAAAGGGATATAGACAGTAAAATAGCGTGCATATCTTGTCAAGGAAAAAGAAATGGGGGTTCTCTATGCTCTGGATAAAAGATGGTAAGAAGTATGTGCGTGTCTCAGATGTTCTTCGTCCTTTAAAAGACTTTTCTGGAATACCAGAAGCGATCTTAGAGAAGAAGCGAGAGATTGGCCAAGATATCCACAAAGCAATAGATGAAGATATCAATGGAACTTTTCCAATTATCTTCCCAAATACGACTGGTTACTTTGAGAGCTATGATAAATGGGTGCATGAAATCAAGCCCAATTTTGTCGAAACAGAGGCGCGCTATTACGATGACGAGAAGATGGTTACAGGCTGCGTAGACGCTCTTGCTTTAATGCCAGGGGACAGCCTACCTGTACTACTTGATTGGAAGACCTCTGCCTCAGAAGACCCTGTAGTATGGCCTTTACAGGCTCATCTCTACTATTACTTAATCGCCTCGCATAATAGAAAGGTAGCCAAGCGCTTTCTCTTTGTTAAGTTGTCTCGAAATGGAGAACTTCCCAAGGTATATCAATATCAATATGACTCTAATTTAATGGCCCATGCGATGGAATTAATTGATAAATTCTGGACTACTTATGATTCTCCTGTTGATAAAATATGATAGATTATGATAATCTAACTGTCGTTAAGTAAAAGAAAGAAGCCCCTAACTATGAATTAGGGGCCTCACCAAGAAATAAGAAAAAAGAAAGCTCTTTGGAAGCTTAATTTTTAAAATTCATAAAACAACATACGGAAATCTTATGAACAGCCACAAATTATCAAACGTACCCGAATTAATCAACAGGATCTTTGATCTAGAACTCGAATTATCCAGAAAAGATGTGCAAATTGACATCCTGGAATTTGAACTCGAAGTTTTGAAAGATCTTGATAAAAAAATTAATTATCACAATAAGCATGTCTTTGCGGGGTAATTATGACAATCGGCCCAGTTCCGAGCCAACCAACTAATAACAACACAACCAATGACAATCTGAGGCCACCCTTTTTTTGTCACCAATGTGGCTATGAAGGCAAAGCCGTACTAGGCATTTTCATGCATTGTCATTGTTGTGAAGATCACACAGATGAAAAAGATTACCAAGAAGGCCAGTAAGAAAAGAGAAACAATATGAATAATTACATACCAATAGAAATAGAACAAAATATACCTACAACAATAATAGAAGAAGCATCAAGCACAGATATCCAAGTCGTAGATATCGATATAGAGCAGCCAATAACGCAGCTTACAGATCTCATTAGAGAGCTGTTACAAAGGGCTCAGAAATTGGTTGTAAGCGATTCTAGCACTCATAATATCAATACGCAGCTATATAAACATGCACGAGAATGGCGCAAGTTAATAGATGCCAAAAGAAAAGAGATGGTAGAGCCATTTAGAGCAAAAACCGCTGAAATCAA